AAGCTTAGGTGAACCCTCAGACTTAGAAGTTTGGAAGTTATACTTCTTGCTACCTTCAGAGTAAAAGCGAATTACGCTATTGTAACGCACGACTATCACCTCTGTATGGATTGAAGAACTGAACATGGCCTAATGATCTAACATTCTTCCCGTTCTGTTCTCGCCAAGCATTAATATCATCCATAAAATCGTCAAAGTCAGACGAATTAAAGGTGATTGACTGCCCTTCTTGTGAATAGGAAGCCATCCCCTCGTTAGAAATTCGATTATACCGCCGAACACAAACTTCAAGTGCAATAAAAGCCAAGTCTTCTGGAATAGATTCATCCTCAGAAAGGCTTAGCTTGAAACTTAATGCTTGTTCGGTATTCTTAATAATCAATTTCAATAGTGAGTCTTGCTTGTCGGTAGTTAATTGAAGCATTGTTTTTAACTCTGCAATATCAACTGCATGTTCCTTATCAGCCATACTAATCACCTAACTTTGCTAATAAATCAGGCTTGTTATCAGTTGAAGTGTAGGCAATCCCGTGTTTATCCATGTAAGCCTTAATTTCATCCACCGTATTAGCGGAAGTTGGCTTTACATCGGTTTCGCCCGCTCCGCTATTGTCGGGCGGTGTTATTTTAACGGAGCAATAGTAGCAACCACGATACCATCAAGCCGTTCTGGGAATAATACACCGGAAGTCAAAGCCATAGTTTCGTAAGAAGCATTTTCAGTAACTGAATTGTGAACAACACCGATTAAACCAGTTTCATCAGTAGTAAGATTGAAGGCTTGGTTAAGGTTGCCATTTAGTGCGGCGTAAGCATAGTTCAAGTTTTGACTAGCAGTAGCGGCAATCGTGCCTTGCTTTACTGCACCAGTTAAGATGATTGTGTTAAAGCCAAGGTAGTTTTGAATGTAAGTCAAACCAAAGGCAGTTTGAGTAGTGATGTTTGAGTCACCTAAGTAAGTGTAGAAATCCAATGAGTTAGCAAAAAGAACTGATTGAACGTCGTCGTCTTCCCACTTGATAGCCAATTGACCTAACGCTTGAGCGATTGCCTTTTGGAAAGTATCACCTGAAGTCTTAGTAGTACCAGTTTGAACAAAGTCGAAGAAGTCCTTCTTAATATCACCTTGAATAGAACGAAGTAACTTACTATCAGTATCATTTACCGCAGCATTAAAACCAGCTGATTGAATTGCTTCGGCAGTAGTTTGCTTCCGGTACTTCTTGTAAGCCAATTCCTTAGTATCAGCTAACTTTCGAGTAACCTTGCTTAAAGGAATTACTTCGCCTTCAGCGACATTGCCATTCGCCTTAGTTACTTCTGACTTGTAAATCTTGATTTGTGAACCAACCGCCATCGGTTGCATCCGAGTTACATTTAACGCTTGAAGTAAAGTACTAATTGAACCTGTAAATTGTTCCGTAAAGTCAATAGATTGTGCGATTAAATCGGTTGAAGTTGTAATATTTTCTGTTGCCATATTTTAATTCCTCCTAGTGTTGATATAAGTCTAAGTTTTCGGCAATGGCTTTTTGTCGCTTGAGTGGGTCTTTAATCTTAGTGATTTCAGCCTTGGTCATTGACGGCTTGCCATTGATTTTTGGTGTAGAACCTTTGAGAAGTTCCCTTTTCACACCGCTTTGAATCTGATTAGTGTACTTAATTAACGCTTGAACGTTAGCGTATGTTTGCTTGTCATTATCGACCACAACCATGTTAAGTACATCATCACTAACGTTTAATCCGGCTTCTTTGAAGACCTCATCGGTTTGTTTGATGTTGTCCCGACGAGTGATTTGTGCTTCAAGTGAGGCAATTTTCTTGTCCTTATCGCTTTCAGCCTTCTTTGCCTTGTCTTCGTCCGATAAGTCCTTAATAGATTTACCTGATTGAAGCTGCTTAATCTTCTCGTTAGCCTTATCCAATTGGTCTTGAAGAGAGTGTTTCTCGTTTTGTTCCTTACCAATTCGTTTCTGAAGTTTCTTGACTAATTTATCACCGTCTAACTGCTTTTCTTCCTTAGAATCGGTACCATCATTCTTCGGTTGTTCTTCAGTTTCAGTAACATTTTGCTTTTCTACTTCAGTGTTCTTGTTATCGTCCATTTCTAGAACCTCCTTTACTCGCATTTAACGTCATGGGAGACAACTCGGGTTTTGTTTAACGTCCACTACACACGGAACGGACAATATATCATTGAGCTGATCGAAGCATATTTTGGTAAACACGATCAGCAAGTTCATACGCTTCTTCGATTGAATCTGTTTCTTCTTTGGCCTGATCTAACAAGGCTTTGTAGATCATAACTGATTGACGTAAGCCATCGACCATTTCAGGCGTGTATGAAATCTTTTCAATATCCATAGTTTTACCTCCAAAATAAAAAGCACTCAGAATTAATCTGAATGCTTATCTTTGTTGTCAATCCAATATGCCGATATACTGCAGCGACAATTAGGATGAATTGGAATTTGTGGTGCTTCATCAACCGGGAATACACCATAGCCAAGATCATACTCATCATTATCGTTAATCTCTTGGCACATTCGACAAGCACCCGGTTCTGCGTACCACTTCACGTACTTGTAATCGGCAGCCTTAATGCTGTCAATCTGTGCTTGATACTGAACGCGGGCCGCTTCTGTTCTTGCCAATCGCTCAGTAACGTAAGAATGATTTTTAACCGTTGATTTAACCTGGTCACGAAGTCGTTTAGCAATTGCTTGATTGCTTTGTCCAGTTACGATACTAGTTGCTAATACTGAATCTAGTTGAGCTTTTAAGGCATCCTGATTTAACCACAGCCGTTGACTCCAGTTAGCACCTTCAGTAGAAGCCATAACAATTTTAGCGATGTTATTGTTATCAATTAGTGCGGTATTGTACTGAAGTGTTTTACCAAGTATTCCTGATTGTCGCTTAACTTCTTTAATGTAGCTATCAGATAACTTGTCTTGAAGGTTACTAGCAATGTGCATGTTAGCTTCAGTCAAATGTAAACCAACTTGACTTTTAAGATATTCAAGCCGATTAATCCTCATCGTCGCATTGTAAATTTTCATGCGCCGGTTAACGTCATCACTGAATGAAGCAAAAGTAACGTGCTTGCCTTGTGCCCGTAATTGTGCCCCTTGAAGGACTAATTGACGAGCCTCGTTCTCATAGTCAGCAATATCCAACGCACTAACATCTGAATAGGCATTCTTTAATCCACCAACTGATTTTGCTAAGCCTTGATATTGATGATCAATATCTTTGTTGATTTCAATAATGACTTGGTTGTAGTAGCGCTCAATTAGTCGAGCAAAAGCAGCATCGGAAGCGATGTTTTTCTCTTGCCACCTTCGTTCTTGCTTGGCTCTTTTATCCCAATAACTACTCGTCTGTTGTTTCTTCGTCATCGGTATCACCAGGTTTATTCATATCCAGTGCAGAAGGCCCGTATTTCATCGCATCTTGCATATTATCGATTTTTTCGTCTTTAATTCGCTTTAATTCAGCCTTCGGGTCATCTACAAACGGCAGAATCTTCAACAAGGTTTCGTGTGACACTAAGCCTTGAAGCTGTTGCGCAATTGAAGCATCGTTTGACAGGTCTTCAGGTAAGTTGCGTTTAAAGTCAAAATCAAGGTCACGCCAAGCATCTTTTTGTGAATCAGGAAGGACAGCCCCAGCACTAAACACAATTCGATATAAATTCCGCAATGCTTGAGTAAACTTCCGTTCTTTGTTAGCTGCCATGTTGCGCATAGGAAGAAGCTTATACTGCAACGCCACGCCAGATGAATTACCAGCGAACGCCTCATCGTTTAGATTAGCAACCATCGAAATTTGATAAATCATTGAAACCAGCCGGTCAATAATATGTTCTTGCATATTGTCACCATCGGGCTTGCTAATGAACTCAACGTCAGCATTAGCAGCGTCTGCATCGGGACTGTAAATCATCTGGTTCCCAATTAAATCGGCGTCCGGCTTCCCATCACCGTCTTGGTCAAGATTAACTCCGAGCACTTTAAGATAAGCATTATCAAAGTATTCCACTTGGTTTGCTTTCTGGCTAAGAACCCGGTCAAGCTCATTAATTAAAGTCTTAACATTATCAAATACGCCTTGCCGTTCCTCATTACCGTAAAATTCAACAGCAGGAACTAAGCCATATAAGTTAGGCTTTTCTTCAGCGAATTTACTATTAACAAACGGAACAATCTTATCAGCGTAATAAACCATGCCGACTTGTTGTTCGTCATTGTCTTTCCAGTAGCGAACAAATGCTAACGGTTGCCGTGCTACCGTGTCGTCATAAATCATGAAGGAAGTAGCAGGAGATGAGAAAGCAATTCGGGTATTGCTATCCTCATCTTGGTAAACAAAAGCAAGCGAACGGCCATAAATATCCGCTTGCTTGCTAATTTCTGATAATTTATCTTGAAATGAGTTCTCATCATTCCACTGTTGCAACATCACATTAGATGCTTTGTCTTCTAACGTAATCTTTGGTGGAATTCCGGTAAAGAAACCGTTGTACGTATCAACGATATAGTGCGGAAGGTTAGCCACCAGCCGGTTATCCGGGCCAAATGCTCGCTTAACGTTGTGTAGAATATCATGATTGCCTTCGTACATTTTCAAATTGTGTTGATACTCTTTAGCTAATTCTTGATTTTTACCAATGAACCGTAGGAGGTCTGAAATACTTAGTTCTTCACCACGCGGATAAATAAAAATATTATTATCAACAATTTTTCCTTTAATTGATTCAGCCATTCAATCACCCCTTAAATATAAATGTTCTTAAGAACGGTTGCCTTTGGACTAGCCATTCCATTAATTTCAGTTAACGCATAACGAATCGCATCAATTTCATGGTTGTATGAATCAACTGGCTCATTGGTGTATTCATTAGTTTGTTTATCTTTCTTGTATGTATAGTTTTCTAATTCTTCAATCGTCTTTACGCAGCGGTCATCAACAACTAAATGATATTGCTGCATGAATGAAATTCCCTGAACAATGCTATCCTTACCTTTCTTGGCTGGTCGGATTCGTGAAATACCATCACGTTTAATTTCCGCAATTGATTTAGGTTCAGCAGCATCAGCAGTGATGACTTCTTTTGAATAGCCCATCTGTTTAATTATCCGGGCAATATCATCATTCAACATTCCACGACTAGCGTATTCTTCCATTACGTAAATTTTACGGGCACTCTCATCAACTTTAACGTGCATAAAGGCTGTTTCATCGTTTGTATAACCAAAGTCCAAACCGAAGTAACTAGGAAGGTTTGAGAGGGCACGCATATTTAATCGTCGTTTCTCAAAGTTAGGAAATACCAGCTTGTCTAACGTAGCAAATTCACCCAACGTATAAATCTTGTAGTACGCTGGATTGGTTTCTTTCAGATTCTCAATTGTCCTGATGTTATCAGCATCCAAGAAATGATTATCCTTGTAAGTCGACTGGTGAATTGCTACTCGGTCATGATTAACCACTGCATCAGGAGCAAACCATTGCTTATAAGTCCAATTCAGCTTTGATACCGGGTTGAACATGCAAAACAGTTGTCGCTCTTTATGTTTCGGTTCACGAAGACGAAGAGTTAATTGAGTGAAGTCGTCTTGGTTAAATTCAGACGCTTCTTCCATGACCACATCAGATAATCCTTTGATAGACTTAATCTTTTCTGGATCATCCATCCCTTTAAACAAGAAAACCGCACCATTCGGTAAATGAATCGTACGGTCTGAATTATTAACTTTGCATAACGGTAACAGTTGCCACGTTGACAAGCAATCAATTACATCAGTAAAGATTGAATCTTTGATTGTCCGGTCAACCTTACGTAACCACAGCACCTTACGGGGATGATTCCAATGTTTTAAAGCCTTAAGTACAACCTTTTGAACGACTCCATGTGACTTACCTGAACTTGCTCCGCCGTAAGTCAGTACCAAACCTCAATGAAATGGTCATAGTCAAAAAGACTATCATAAATCTGCTTATTAAAAACATTAGCAGGCTTAGGAAACCTTA